TTGATACAAGTCCCTTGCTGCCTTCCTGGCACGCTCCGGGCTGATTAAGTTAGAAAACTGCATGGCTATCCCTCCATTGCTGCCAGATCCGCAAGCGGATCGGATACGACAATTTCGCCGCTGCTGTTCTGGTACAAGTTGCCGTACTTGTCGCGCATATATCCGACAGGCGTCGGCGGAAGTGCAGCGGGCGGCGTATATGTCGCCTTGCCTTTCTGCGTGGCCGCCCAATATTGCGCCCTTGCCTTCCAGTCTTTAAGCGGCCAGCCTAATGACTTGTAATATGTCCAGAATCGCCCGGCATCAATATTGATATTTTTCGCCTTGCAGTATTCTTTCACCTCTTCAAGTGTCGGACCTTCTTTTTTCTTTTCCTGTGTGTGTGTCAAGGAAGCGTTACCGCTTCCGTCTTTTTCTCTTTCTTTTTCTTTCTCTTTTTCTCTAAATATCTTAGTATCTATATATCTATACTCTGTGTTATCTTCGGTAACGCTAGGCGTTACCATAGCGTTACTTTTGGTAACGCTTTCGATTTTTCCCGTTTCCTGTGATTGCAAAAACGCTTTTTCGGCTTTTTTCCTTGCTTTGAAACGTCTCTGTCTTTCTGCGTTGGGATTATCCGCCACGGATCCCGTCAAAAGCTCCACGTCACGAAAATATATGGTCGCGTCTTCCAGGATCTCAAGAAGGCCCAGCGCGTTACATGCCTTTAGTGCGCCCCGGACAATATCGACATTGGTGTCCGTGATGGCAGCAAGCATTGATTCGTTATAAGGGATCTCCTCAGAAAGTCTCAAGTACCCATTCGTTGCAAGCGATTCAATCATAATTTTGAGATAGAAAAGACTATACTCTTTCCCGTTCTCCATTTTCTCAAGTATGCGAACCTCGTTTCTTTTGAAGTAGTCCGCCTGCAACTTGAAGAAATAAAGTTGTTTTTCAGTTTGCTGGCCCGTCATTTTTCGTTACCTCCTTAATAAGATTTGTCGGTATAACAGTCTGCTGGCTGTGGTAGTGCATCTGGTGAACCTTCATTGCGACAGCTGAACAAGCTGCAACAATCTCGTCTTCACAATAGTTTCTGCCGTGCTTTGCGGCGATTAGTCCGTCAACCGCTACGGCAATCATTTCCAGCATGTCAAGCCCCGTTGCGGCCGTGTCGCAATCAAAGGCGGCCTTTTTGTCGTTTTCCGTCTCGTACTTTCTGATAATCAAGTGCGCGCGTTCTTTTCTTCCGTTCATGTCTTCCCCTCCGTTTCAATATGTTCAAGTATTCGTTTCCATCCTTCGGCAAGCGCTGTATATTCCGCCGCCTTTCTTGTACATTCCACTATTTTTTCGTGTATCTCTTTCCGGATCGCCTCCGGAATAACCGGCAAAGCCTGAACCTCCTCCGGAATAATTACCGGTTTTACTTCCTCCGGATCCGCCGCGCTGTCCCGGATCTCCTCCGGACCTGTGGCGCCCTTTGTCATCATAGGCTTAATGTCCGGCAAGTATTTCTTGCCGTCGCGCCTTTCGTAGTATTTAATACGGTTGTACATTGTTTTGTATGGCACGCCGTCAAGGTCCGCCAGTATCTGGACGCTAGTGCCATTTCTCATGCGCCTGTTGATTTCTTCCCATTCCATCATTTCTTTACCTCCGGAAAAAATCGCGCCACAATGTCCGGAGTGGCCGGCAATGCAAGCGCGTGTAAAATCATGCTTTTTTCAAGCCTGGTAAAAGAGTTACGGCCGTTAAGGCAGTTATTTATATAAGATTCGGACCTATTTATTACTTGGCCCAGCTGCTTATAAGTCTTAAAATGGCGCCGTAATATCGGATATGTTGGCGTTTCCTGGTATGTTTTCATAGTCCCTTAACCTCTTTTTACTGTCAGTCACTTTCAACGATAAAAAAATATCATGTACGCGGGCCGACAAGTATATAAAGTAATTCCGCATCAGAAAGCCCGAAAGCATCCGCCGCCGCAACGAGTTCTTCGCATTGTATTGGCGCGTTTCCGTTCAGCTTCTGGCATGCTGTAGACAAATTACAATGCCATACGTCAGCAATTTGTTTCTGCGAAATCTTCTTTTCTGTCAATTTGCCTTTTAGTCTTGCGTTCATCTTGTCACCTCGTTTTTATCATCGGTCACACTTCATATATTATTATCCTGTCAGTCAAATTTCAAGGCATTTTCTAACAAAAATTGTATTTTTACAATATGTTAAACATGTTATTATAGAAACTGTAAAGGAGTTGTAATAGTTAAATGGACATCGAAAAAGAAAAGTTTGCTCTAGGCCAGCGCTTCAAATACTTGCGGAAGCGTGCCGGCCTGACACAAAAAGAAACTGCGGATTTACTGGGGTATCAAAATCACACGTCTGTTTTCAAAATTGAAAACGGGCGGCAGCCGGTTCCAATTACCGACATACCGAAAATATGTGACGTTTTCCATTGCTCGCCCTTCGAATTGCTGGGGCTGGATCGGAACCGCGAAAAGCCTCCGGAGGTCCCGGACTTTCTTGTACGTATAAACAGTCTGCCGGTTGCGCAGCGCCGGCAGCTGGAAAACACAATTGAAATTCTTATATCAGGCATGGAGGCTCGAAACGATGGCAACGCCGGTATGGATTGAAAAAGAAAAACGTTGGTCACTACGCTGTCAGTACCACGGAATGCAGCGGCGGTTCACTTCGTCGCGCCCCGGTCTTGCCGGTAAAAAGGAAGTTTTGAAAAAGTACCGTGCTTTTATATATGGCGATTCGTACCAGGATATTACCGTTTCGGATGCTTTTACCAAGTTTCTGACCTATATAATAGATAAAAACGGGCGGGGCGAAGCTTATATAAATCTTGAAAAGTACGGGCGATTATATATTTTGCCCAGGATCGGGAAAAAGCTTTTATCTACTTGTCTTCTTCCGGATTTTCAGGCTTGCATATCAAAAGCCCGGCGAACGTCCGGAGGATCCGCGCCGCTTTCGCGCCGGACGCTCCGGAACCTCAAAGCAACAATAATGCAGTTTATTCATTATTCTGTGTCGTGCGGGTATATGGATCCATTACGCGGCGATCTGTATATCCCTGCTTCAGCTCCTACGACTGAAAAGCAAATCTTACAGCCTGCCGATATTGCGCGGCTGTTTTCCGGAGGTAGTCGGGACGACTGGTATATAAATATTTTCCGCTTTGCTCTCGTTACCGGACTGCGTACCGGTGAGGTTTTGGGAATCCAAAAGAATGACATTCAAGACAACGTTTTGACGATCTCAAGGGCGATAAACTGCCGCAACCAAATCACGGAAGGAAAGAACAAGAACGCCCGGCGCAGGATCTATTTAAACAAGATCGCGCAGGACATCGTTAAAGAAAACGTTTTCAGAAATGCGCCACTAGACACGCCGTGGATATTCTGCAGCAAGATAGGCGGCCCGCTCAGTCAATCGACCTTGCGAAATGCCTGGCTAAAGCTAGCAGAAGAAAGAAATCTGCCCGGCTCTCCGTACAGCCTGCGCCATACGTTCATATCGCTATTAAAGAACGAAATGCCGGAGCCGCTTCTTAAATCCATAGTCGGACATTCCGCCAGCATGGACACATACGGAATATACGGCCACGTGGTCAACGGAGAGATGGAAGCCGCCGCCAAAATCATTGACGTGAATTTCGCGAAGTACCAAAAAAGGGACAGCAAAGAATGATATAATAACAGTTGGTAAGCTTCGCATCGCATACCAAAACAACCACCAAAAGGCACACCCGTTTTCCATTCGCCAGAGTTTCCCGCGGGTGTGCTTTTTTCGTTATTCTGTTTTTATGTCGTACACTTCCCGGCTGATCTGGTACAACTTTTGGAACAACTATATTGTATTTTCTTGTCTTTCTACTGTCAGTCACAAGGGCGCGAGCCGTTGCGCTATCTTGCTTTTTCCCGTTTTTCACGTTTCACGAAATTGCAAATGATGGTTTTCGATTCTCCTCGCCTCCACCAGTGAAAAGCCTTAGAAATAAGGCTTTTTATTATTGTTTCACGTGAAACAATGGAACAACTTTGGAACAAGTGACCAATTGTCACAAAGTTGAAAAGTTTCACTATTCTGCATAACTAAATTAGGATCAAGTTAAAAGCAAATAAAAAAGCGGCACGAGCTCTGCCGCTTTCTTTAACAAGGCACAAAACCATGCCAGGTAGTTTTGCTGTATGTGCCTTTAGGCCTTTATGCGTTATTCCGACGCCGGTCCCGGATTTGCACCGGGTAACGAAACGCAAAAACGTGTTTTCTCAATAAACTAACCGGTCATTCCTCGGATAGATAATATTATAACACATTTGGCAAATTACAGGCAAATTAAAAAAGGCGCCCGGATTTCTCCGGACGCCCAGCCAAAATAACAATATAGACAAGTTTCATGTATTAACAAGTGCATTCCATGTCTTTTCGCCGCAAATGCCGTCAACCTTCAGGCCCTTTGCTTTCTGGAATGATTCAACGGCAAACTTCGTATTTTTACCGTATGAGGAATCAAGGGCCAGTACTTTGCCGTCTTCGCCCTTGTAGTTTTTCGCCTTCAAGACTGCCTGTACCGTTAATACGTTCGGGTCTTTCATTCCCTTTTTCAATTCTTTAACTTTAAGCATAATAAAATCCTCCTCCGGATCCGGTGCCGGCGTGGGTGCCGGGATGTCTTCGTACTTTATCCAGGAAGCCGGAAGCCTTCCCCACTTTTGCCAGGGCTGGCCGTCGGTCTTCTCTACTACGCCGTACATGTGGCCTTTTGCTTCGATCCATTGCATCACGTTCCCGGTACGCTTTACCAGGATGCCCACGTGCCCGGGCTTCCATAAGACAAGGCCGGGAATATTCGGCACTTTCTCATATGGTCCCGTCTCTTCACAAATGGAAATAATCCCATCGGCGGAATAATCATACTTGCAGTTATATTTCGGCGCGGCATCTATCACGCCATTGCAGAAAATAGCGCCCTTGATTAGTCCGCTGCAGTCGTGAACCTTCTGGCCCAGCTGATTCATATATGTTTCAAGCGGCCATTTCTTGACCTTCTCCGGATACCTTGAAGCAATGCTGTTATAAAGCTGCACGCTTGACACGGTCCCATATGTCGCGTACCAGTACGGCCGGCCAAGCTGGCCGCGCGCATAGTCTACAAGTTGTTTATTTGTTATCGGCATCTTTTTCCCCTCCTTTGTCAATTTCGTCTTTTGCGCCCTGTAATAGCTTTTTAAGCCACTTGGGCAAGGTCATCTTGTTGGCTTTCAAAAGGTTTTCACAAATTGAAATAGATTCGTTTAGGATCGCATAGCAGCATATCACGGACCCGAAAAGCAAAGTCCTTTCAAACGGCAGCTTGATATTTACCACTTCAAGAATGACCGGCGCGGCCAGATCCAGGAAGAAACCGAAAGCCACGCCGAACAATAGAGAAATCTTTTTCCAAAAGCCTTGCGTGCCTTTCTTACTTGAAAGCGGTTCACCTGTTGCCAGGGCGCGCAGAATGCCGGTTATTACGTCCAGAATAATGACGATTGCAACAAGTATGACAAGTATGCCGTATTCTCCGGCAAGCGTCGCCAGCAGGCCGAAAAAGGCACTCGCAGGCATAAGCATTTTATTAACATGTAATATATGTGCCATCTTTCCGCCTCCGGATCTCATACGGCCGTGATGTCGTACTGTATTTGCATTGTTTGCGTTGCCTGCTTCGTTACAGCCTGGTTTAAACTGTTAATAGTTGCCAAGTACGGGTAAATAATCGCCGGCCCCTGTAAGTGCCACCATGAGGACGTACCGGACGACCAGGACGACGCCCACGCGATCGGGCGGCCCTGGTTGGATGCGAAAGATACCATGCTTCTTTCTGTTGTATTCTCAACCGTACCTGGAAGCGCCGGAACCTCAGAAAGTCCATATACGTTATTGCCGTTAATAATGCAGCCGCATGACAGATATAATTCTCTATTGAGCTTAAAAGCGGAATACTGCGCCGGTGTGTTGTGGTAGCTGTCCCAGCCCGTAAGATTAGAAGACAGGATTGTAACATCAACAGTATTATTCAAATCAACGCGGGCAAAAGTGCTTGACGACGTAGGCAAGTAAACGTATGTCTTCCCGTCGTATGTATCATACGGGAATGCCGGATAAGTCTGCATCATGGCAATTGACTTTTTGTACAGATTCACGCCCGCCAGCGTGGCAACTGTACTTGTTACGGTTCCGGTTGTCTTATCAATCTTATCAATTAGTAATACGCTTCCGCCCTGTGTCTGAGGTTCAAACACATAGTAGTATGCGTCGTCCTCCGCAAATGTCGCGCTGGAACCGTATGTATTTTGCAAAGAATATTGTACCGTGTCTGTTACTTTCCATTCGCCGGGGCCAAGGTTCAAAACGAATTTTGTAAAGTTGTGCTGCAGCGTATAGATATAAAAGTCCGTGCCGTTAATGTAGGCGGCTGTTGCCGTGTGGTTGTCTCCGTCGATCTTGTACGGCATAATCTGGGCAAGCGCCGCGCTGTAGCTTGTCGGAAGCTGCAGGCGGTTCACATTATCCACGGCGCGAGAGATCGAACGCGAAGCAAGCGGCAAAGAATCATCAAAAGGCACTATGCCACAATCGCCCGCCTGGCTGGAAGTCATGCACACGGACGTAATACGGCCGTTGCCCTGGGATGTTGCGAAATCGTAGACAAAGCGATAACCGCCAGTGATTTCTCCGGACAATGCGCCGTTAGGATTTCCGCGCCGTGTACTTCCGGTTGCGTGCGGCGTTTGTCCTGCATGCGCTATAAGCGGGTTTACTGTTTGCGCCGGTGGCCAGTAGTCTGCCGGCTCTTCGTCTAGTCTTTCCTGGAAGCACATAATACCGCCAAAAAGGTTTCTAAGCGGCATAAACTTCTCGATTTCGATAAGTCCGTCATAGTCACATTTGAAAATATCGGCAAGGGCATTTGTTACAATGTTGTCTTCCTCATAAACCATTTTGCCGCCATCTTCGCAGATGGTAATTTTCGTGTGGCCGTGGAGCTTTTCCGCTGTCAGGATCGGCGAAACCTTTTTCGCAATGTCTTTTCGTTTCATTTGTCTGCCTCCGCTTTCATGTTTATGTAGTAGTGCGCTCTGTAAGTTACGAGTAAGTCGCCCAGGGCGTCAAACGGCAAAACAGGGCTTGAAAAAGAATCAACGACGGCAGTACCGTCGCTGATTTCAATTTTTCCGCTGTCCAGATCCTGGGAAATACTCCAAAAACCGTTATTGATAACTTGCCGCCTTTGTGCCATCTTTCCGCCTCCGTCAATATATAAATTCGTCGTTTGTTATGTCTCCGTCGTCGCAATACATGATGTCTTGCGCCGTCATATGGAAAACCGGTTCGCGGTCCGCCATACGGTCGACATACAGCCAGAACGGTACGGCCGTTATACCTTGCGATACTGATATAAATTCGTGTCCGTGGGTCGGGTCTCCGGGCGTGCAGATAATCGCCTCCGGAATCGTGTCCGTTATGCTTTCGACAGTAAGCACCAGCAATACTTCCGGCGTAATGTCGTCAAGGATAATCATGCCGTCCCAGCTGTCGACACGCAGCAAGCCTTGACCTTTCAAAAGTGCATAAATGCCGGAAATCGGCGTGCGAACGACAGCATCCGCCGGGCCGTTTTGCATACACACGGCTTTAACCGTGTATGTGTGCGTGCCTGGCGTTGTTATTTCGGTATAGAAGTTGAAAGCGTCTTTTCTATATGCATAATGCTGGTAAAATTCCTGCCTTTGCTCGTGCGTCGTAATGGTATCTTGAAAAATGCGCGGGTTTCGCGATTGCAGCACGCCATCTATATATATAAAGTAACAAATTGCCACATACTGCGGATTTAGTACGGTTTCGTTCGGGCTGTCGAAAATACTATCTATTTCGTTTAATACTTCGATTGCGGTTTCAGATCCGGCAACAAAGCGAATAGTTATGAGCGTGTCCGCGTCCTGCGGGTCCCACATGTCGCCTTGCGTCTGGGGTATAACTGCGTCTTCGTCATTTTCATATTTGTAATATGAAATGGTTTTCGCTTCAGCTGTGGCACCCACGCCCGCCGCGCTCTTGTCTTCCATGTTCTTTTTCATCGGATCGCGGCCGAAACCTTGAAGGACAAGGCCACGGCTTCCGCTGTACGTGATAGCCTGCACGATGCCGTTATGGTCACGGCCTGCAGCAACCACGCCGCCCGTTAAAAGCAGAACGTCACCAAGGTCATATATTGGAGCGGAAAACATCGAAATGCTAAAAGGCATAAACGAAATACTTCGCGCCACTTCGTACACGCGGTTTCGCTGCGTGTCTCGTATAAGTGACGTGCCGTACTGCAAAAACGGATTTGCGCCGGCGTAGAAAATCGGCTCAGAACCGCCGCCAAAATACTGCGTCGTGCCGTCGGCGATATTCTCAAACGCAACGCCCTTATATTGCGTAATGTAGTCCGAAATCGTCGCGCCTGCTAGTCTGTCGTCTTCGGTTATTTCCTTGTCCGGAACGATCGGCAGCGGCTTTTTGTAGCTTCTTAGATATAACTTTCCATCTCTTCCGATGGTTGCAAAGCCTCCGACCGTTTGCGAGATCCAGTATAACCAGTCTCGATATGTTTTGCAATCTGAAGGGTAATAGCTCGCAAGGGATGTCCCGGCGTCGCCGTTTGGCATCGCTTCCACTTGTCCGGCTGTGGATCCAAGCGAAACGCCGCAATCCGCGCAGATGGACAAAAGCATATTATAAACCGTGCCGGACAATAGTCCAGCCTCCGGGATGGCCTTGTCAAACTTCGACATGTTATCGTAGGCCGTAATTGATACAAGCCCCGCGGAAACGGTCACCTCTGATATGGTGCCGGTCGCAAGCGGGATATATTCGTATACGTCCGGATTTTCCGAAACGCATAAGCCAAATTCGACCGATATTGTTTTGCCCCGCCAGGATCGCGGGCCGATGCCCAGCGAATTGATAAAGCCGGCTTTTATCACGCCGATATACACGCCGCCTATATTGAAGCTGCTGGCATCCGTGCAGCGGGCAACGTACGAAAAGGAACCGCTTAAAATATCATCACTAGAAAACGGAATGGCGTCAATTGTGCCGCGGATCCTGTGTTTTTGTATCGGTTTCGTGTTGGCCGTGTAAAACGCGGCGGATGCTCCAGTATACATAGTTTACAACTCCAAAAATTGCATTGTTACTTCGTAAAGTCCATCTGTACCGGCAGTCAGCTGGCTATCTTCGATAAGCTTTTTTGATTTCACACGCGGCCGGACCGTGTGGCCGGCATCGTTGTTTATTGTCAGCGTGCCTTGTGCCATCTTTCCAAACGCAAGAAGTTTGGAAAGCCAGAAAGACGTAACGCGAAAAGTATATGCGTAGCTAGGCTGCTGCAGTCTTGACACGATAGCGCGGTCATAACCGCTTTCGCTTTTGTCTACGTTTTCCTGGTCCTTATAATTTGTCGTGTCTGATTTCGCCCAGGGCAAAACCTCATTGTTAAATTTGAGATAGTCATAACCAAGCATTTTAATGACCTCCGGACAAATATGCGTTTTCGTAGTTCGCTTTCGATACCGCCACGCCCAGGCAGTCGGATCCGATATACACCGGAATCGTTGCCGCTATTTCCTGAGTGCCGGAAAGTCCTGCAAGCGTTCCATTGATGGTGTCAAGGCGGCTTGTGTAGTCGATTGCGGAAACCTGTGCGCCGTCGGCAATGGTTCCGGCCATGACATTCATTGAGCTTTCAAGCTTCGGCAGGCTGTCAAGCATGGTTTTATCCCATAAATCAATCATGTCAGGCGCGTAAGTGTGGAAATCAGACAGCGGGCCTTCTTCCGGTTCAGAGAATCCAAGAAAGCTTTTAATTTTCCCGGCAACACCTTTAAGCCCTTCCTCAAGCGCATTTTTCTTGCTGGCAATACCTTCCATAAGGCTTTTAATAATATCCTGGCCCCATGTAAGCGCCGCGTTTCGGATCGCGTTAAAAATCATGCTGAAGACTTTCGGCAGCAGCTCTTGCCCGGCCTGGTACAGCTGGCCGGCGATAATCGTTATCAATTCCATAATTTTCGGTGAAAGCTCAGACGACAGTTTTTGCAGCGCTTCATTATTCAAAAGCATTTTAAAGATAGTAATTCCTGCATCAAGCAGAAGCGGAGCAAGAATAACAATAGCCTGCACAATGGCATCGATAAGCGGGCCTATGTTTTCCAGGATCCGCGGCAATGCCAGCGAAATGCCTTCGGCCATCTTTACAATAAGAAGTGCCATAGCATTTATAAATGCTTCGACGTTTTCCGGCGCGGTCAGTGTATCGATAATGGTTACTATTGCGTTTGCAAGTGGCGGCAGGATCTGAGGCAAGGCGCGCGCCAAGCCTTCAATAAGTGCAATAATTACCGTAACGCCGATTTGCGTCAGTTCTTCCGCATGCTCTCCAAAAAATTCAATCGTAGTTGTTACGATTTCCGTAATTGCGTCCAGCACCTGGCCAATATTTTCTTTCGAAAGTAACGTATTTCCAATAGTTACCGCGACAGAGTGCAGGGCGCTCAGGATCGCCGGCAGATTGTCTATAACTGTTTGCAAGGTCGTTTTTACGAGCGCGTTAATTATACTTACCGCCTCCGGCAAGTTCTTAATTAGACTATCAAGGACCTGCGGCACGGTCGCCGTAATTACTTCGCCTATTTTCTGTATATCGCCGTCAGCCTGCAAAACGCCGTTTGTAAACTGGCCCAGGGCGGCCACGCCGTCCGTTGAAAGCTGTGTAAGAAGCGGAAGCAAAACAAGGCCCAGCGCGTTCTCTGCCGCCTGTGTGCCGTTACTCAGGCGCACCATGTTATCGTCAAACGTCTGAAATGCTTCGAGCGTGTCTGAATCAAGAACCGCGCCCGCCTGGTGTGCTTCCTCCGCGTATTTCTTCATGCTGTCGGAACCGGCAAGGATAAGCGGATTTAATTCTTTCGCAGACTTACCGAGAAGTGACATTGCTGTAGTGTCGCGCTCTGTCTCATTCGTGACTTTTCCCAGGGCGTCGATAACTTCCCAGAATACCGCCTTGTTGTCCCGTAAATTGCCGTCTGCATCCACGACCGACACGCCAAGTTTTTCGTATGCTTCCGCCGTGGCTTTGCTTCCGTTTGCAGCGGAAACCATGGCTTTTTCGTTTTTGGTCATGGATCCGGTAAGCGTTTCGACAGACACGTCTACCAGTTCCGCGGCGTATATGTATTCTTGGATGGCTTCGGTAGAAAGTCCCGTCTGCTTTGCCATCGTGTTGACTGTGTCGGCATAGTCTCCGCCGGATTTCGTGAAATCCGTTAATTTCTTCAGTACGCTTTCAAGTTCCTGCGTGACGCGCTGCAGCGCCTTCATAAACTTTTCGGCCAGCGCCTGCGCAGCTTCAATACATACCGATGCAACTTTTTTAAGGGCATCAATGACCGTTGTCACAACTGAGCCGATAGCAGCCAGGGCGCCAACTACTGCGCCCGCGATCGGAACCGCTGCAGAAAGTGCGCCGGATGCGGCCGTAACGGTTCCCTCAAGTGTTGAGAAGTCCGCGCCGGTCTCTTCGGAAGCGTCGCCCATGTCGCCGATACTTTCGACCGTCTCCGGGTCGGCCACTTCTTCCAGCTCTCCGCCGGCATCCGCTGCCGCCATCTTTAAGCCCGAAAGCTTTGTTTCAGTATCCGCGATTTGCGCGTTCAGGGCGTCGACTTCTTCCCGGCTGGCTCCGCCTTCGGTGCCTAGCGTCTGCATGGCTTCGGCCGCCTGCTGCTTTAATGCCTGCAACTCGGTTTCTGTGTCAGCTATTGCGCTTTCGAGTTCTTCGACCGCCTGGGCGTTCATGGCGCTTTCGAGCTGGTCCCCTGTTGCCCTGGCTTCGTCTTTTAACTGGTTTAATGTTCTTTCCGTGTTCGAAATTTCCGCCTGCAGCTGGGCAACTTGTTCCGTGGTTGCGCCGCCTTCTTTGCCCATGGTCTCCATTGCCTGGGCGGCGGTCTGCTTTAATACTTCAAGCTTTGTAGAAGTGTCCGCAACGGCCTTTGTTAGCAAGTCCTCTTTGCTTTTCAGCAAATCAACATTCGAGCTGTCAAACTTTAAACTTTTATTTACTGCCGCAAGGGCCTGATTGGTCTTTGAAAGACTGGCATCAGCTTCTTTCAAGGAAGACACAAGGCCGCTAGTCTTTCCTGCAATATCAATTGTGATTCCGACTATTTTCGACATTGTTTAATCCTCCGGAAGTGTGTTTTGTTTAAGATGGCATGTTGCTTATACTGTCAATGATGGCTGCGTACTGGCTCCAGTCGTCGTCGTCAAGATAGTCTTGCAAAAGGTCATCGTTTACATAAATATGCGCCGGTGCAGTTCCCAGCGATCCGCCTACAACAAGCGTTGACATGTACGAGTTGCGCAGAATCAAATTTGTAACTGTCGCGCCTGATAGTGCGTTATCTTCGAATGCAATTTGTCCCGTGGCGTCAATTGTGCCGATTTCCGCACCTGAAAAAGCATTTTCGCTAATGTTGGCGCCTCCGGAAAAGGAAAGCACCAGCGCGGCAAGCTGCCATTTGTAATTACTGCTAGAAGACGCAAAAGCATATTTGCCGATATTACTCACGCGTGGAAACTCTAGCGTTTTGGTTGGATCCTGCGCGGCGTAGTCATAAAAGCCATATTGCCCAATGCTTGAAAGCTTCGGACAATTTATATTTATAGTGCTGCGCAAATCTCCGGCGCGCTTACAAGAAAATCCGTGGTCGCTTAATATCTGCAGTTCAGGAAGGTTTATATATTCCAGGTTGTTGCAATCGCAAAAAGCGTATGCGTCAATTCTTGTGATTTGCGGCACGTCCACGGCCTCAAGGTAGTAACTTCCGTAGAACATATGCTGCGGGATCCGTGTCGCCTGGGTTTTCGTGTCGGATAATTTAAAAGGCGTACTGCCTGTCATTAGTGCAATGAGATCCGGATATCCTACGGCGTCGCCTTTTTCTGTTCGAAACCATGCCATATTATGAAATCCTCACTTTTACATTTAAGTCGGCTGACCTTGCAACGAAAGTAAGCCGGATATTTCCGTTTTGTACTTCGATCGCATACGGCGCAACGCCGAAAGTGTCCGTATAAATATCTATCGTGCTTGTTGTTAGTATCTTCGGGCTGTTAAGTATCAGATATGTTTGCCCGGCTGTAAGTGTTCCGGTAACATCCGTGTAAAGCGGGGCAAAACGTTCTTCAGCCCATTGTTTAATAATTGTATCAAACTGGATTAAAGAAATGATTCCCTGCGCCTGCTGCCTGTAGTATTTCAGGCTGGTAATATTGCCCGCGTCGCTCCAAATATTATTCGTGCCGAGCAACGTTTCAATCTCTGTCGGTGTTAGTTGCACGGTGACAGGCGTTGCGAGTTCAACGATAAATTCAATATCTCCATACTGCGTTAGCCATGATTGAACGTCGTAATCGTAGTCATCATCACGCACAGTTATTTGTCCGTTGCTGAACACGTTAATGCAGAAATTGGCAATCTGCGAAGTGTAATTTGCTTTCGTGCCTTTGTATATCGAACACATGATATTTCTTGCGCTCGTGCTAACAGCTCCCGCAAGTGTTGTGCTACTAAATATCTTGCCAGAAGTAGACGAAGCACCAGAAGCGTAACCCCAAGACAAGTCAGACAATTTATACTTGCCACACGTCACCGTCATCACTCCGCTCGTGACATCGAGCGAACCGCCGTAGACAGTACCCGCTTCCGTCTGCCATGTGATGGGATAAGTGTTATCAATAACATGCGGTGTTGCTCCGTCTGCTACGTGAACTGTTAAGCCAGTAAACCCGCTAATCGGGCGCACGTTGCTCGGACTTGGGTCGCCGCTTCCGCTCTGGACTGCCGTGATAGCGGTTGTTAAGTCGATAAACGGCAGGCCGTCGGCTCCATCGTTAAAGGATACAATTGCGCCGGATCCGGAACCGGTCACAATGTCGCCATTTATCCATTTGCCTTGCGTGCTATCAAAAATAAGCACGTCGCCGGATTGTGGCGCAAAAAGCCCGACATCAGCCAGACCGGACAAATATGTACTACTTCCGCCGCCTCCGCCTGTCGCGCTGATAACATTATTTTGTATCACAATACCTGACCCGGCTGTTAATTGGTCCTGCTTTCCGCTCAGATCTCCGCCGATGCTGTCAAGCGTGTCTTTTACTTTCGTCATTTCAGCGTTAAAGCTCTGAGCATTAAGCGGCGTGCCTTCCGCATAGATTGCGCCCTCTGCGTTCTGGCCTTCGTGGCTTCGCGAAATCTGGCACAATTCAACAGTAGAATCCGGGCGCGTGATATATCTGCGGCCGGGGTACTGTACGCTTCTATCAATAAACGGCTCCGGGATGTATGGAATCATTTTTCGTTGTCTCCTATTACATAAATTGACGCAGATCCGCGCCGCTTCCTTTTATCGGCCAGTCCTGGCCGTCGTTATGCTTTTCTGTCAAAAGGTCCAATACTTGGCCAACAGTCAACAAATCAAGCTCAGCAATACGCAGGCCCGCGCCCAGGGCGCGCGCCCGAAATACTACGCGGTTGTATTCTCTTACTGTTGGCCGACCTGGTTTTTTACTTCTGTACTAGTTGTCATGCCTTCCGCCCAGCCGGAAACAATTGTGGTAATGACATCCGTGTTTGTGTAGAAGGTTCCCAGCGGGAAATTATTCTGCCAGGTCATAAAGTCAACCATGTTTAACCGGTTCGAAAGTTCCGCAATGCCTTTTTCGGCCTGCATGTTGGTGATAAAGGCAAGCTTTGCAATGCGATTATTCTTTAAAAAGATAGTGGCCGCCTTCAGCTTGTCTTCTTCTGTGCCGTTCTGGATCTTCTTCAGATCCGAGCCGGCCAGACTGATTTCGAGAAGCAAATCAACGCCGAATACCTGATAAAACAATTCGACCGTGTTCGCGTTAAACATGAATTTATATTCTTTTCCGTTAATAATTGCAGTTTTCATATAAAAAAACCTCCGAAAATTGTTATTTTGGCAAAAAGTAAGAAAGCGGGCGGAAAGTATGGCATTTCCGCCCGCCCCTTGAAGGAGTTATTAGCATGAACGCTTTTGCATCATGTTATACTGTGGGTTCATATACGGCGCTAAAGAATCCGTCATATGCTGTTGCGTCAGCTGTAGCGCTGCATGTGCCGCAAATTGCATGGCGGTTTCTGCCGCCGATGACATCGACATCCGCGCGCGGCATGATTTTAATTGTTGCGCTGGCTGTCTTCGGCTCGGTTGTTTCGCCTGTGGTCTCCCAGTCGCCATTGGGCTGTGTCAGCTTGCACTTATAATACACATAGCGTGTTGGGAATGTGTCGCCGTCCACTTCGAAAAGCAGCGCGAAATATCCGCCTCTGTCTTCCTGGCTCTCAATAAGTACGCCGTTCGTGTCCTTAATGTGTCCGAGAAGATCCTCTGCCGCCCACTCCGGAACCTTCATTGATTCGTAGGTGCCGTCATAGCCGGGATTGTTCTCGGTCGTGTAATAGATGCCATTGTCTGCATACGTATCGTTCGCCTGGCTTTTTGTATTCAGCGTTAAATGTACTGCGCCGTTCCATTTTACCGGCGTATCGTACGAAGTTGTAATGGCGCCCGTCTGTGCGTCCTGCGTCTCCGTAGCTTTGGCAATGTAAACATTGGAAAGGCCGAATTGCACTTTGCCTTCTGTGCCTTTTGGTGTAATAGCCATTTTTATTTCCTCCTGTTATTTAATTTCTTGTATTGCTTTTTCGACTTCTTTCGGAAGTTCCTGCGCTACGTAGGCATCGACCTGGGCAATATGCGGGAATGCCCTTGTTCTCTGCCCCGTACTTTGACCGTGTGAAATGATTTCGTGGCCGTTTTCAAGTAAGTGCGTAAGCGGCCCATATTTGCCGTTGTATATCACGGCGCCTTTCGCCTGCTTGCCGCCCTTCCTGTCGTACTTCCACGAGCTGGCATACTTTCTCCAACCGTGGGCAAGTGATACGGTTTTTAGCCTTTTCACGGCTTCTTTGCTCACGTTATCAATTGACGCCTGCAAAGCATCATCAACCTGCAGGCCGTAAGCCAAAAGCACGGCATTGACTTCTTTTTTTAAGTCAAGCTTATCAAGGCTTATGCTGTCCGCCATCTCTTACACCTCCGGCAATTGGATCCACGGCCCGCCAACGCTTGCCGTGTCGTAAACCTCCATAAACACGCCTTGTCCGTCAAGAAAGCTTGTGTCATGGTCCCACGGAAGCCCGGCAGACTGTAAAGCACTTTCAAGCTTGTTCATGCTCTTATAGTCTTTGCCCAGCGTGTACAGTTCTATATGCACTTGCGGGTTAATGCAGTATGTCATGTTGTCCGCGCTGCTGTTGCTTGGTTCGGTTATCGTAAAGACAACATACGGAAGTGAAACGCCTGCCTCTGAGATCGTGTCAAAAACAGGAAGCCCCGTACTTTCGAGCGCCGCAATAATGTCCGTGTCTCTCATGTGTTTGCCTCCGTTGCCGGCGGGGTCGTATTCGGCCCCGCTTCAAACGTGTAATACAGTTCCATCTTGTTTCCTGTCGGGACCTGGTAGGTTCTAAAGATCTTGTAACGCTGGCCGTCAAGCTCTAAAATCTGTTCGCCGTGATACTCGAAAGCCCATACAATGGCCTTTGCATTCGGCGACATTCCTACGCTTGCGGCGCTGTAAAATTCCGTCATTGTTATTGATTGAATTTCTGCGAAGATCTCGCGGGCCGGTACTACGTCGCGCACGATCGGCTCGCGGCGCGTTCCGTATACCGTTTCCTGCTTTATCAGCTTTATCTTTCTAACGTTGCGCATAACGTCATCCTCCGTATACGCCCGGATAGTCACCAAACGCCTGCGACGTGGAAAGCGTCCACACGTTATTTTCGTATAGTGCTTTCCATTTTGCTTTCTTGTCCGGATCCGTTTCCAGTTCCATGGCAACATAAGAAAAAAGCGTGGTTTTAAGCAGCCCGTCAAGGTCCGTTGTCGGTTCCGCGGTCGGGTCAAAGTTGAATGCCGCCACGTCTGCCGTATTGGTCATGCTTGAATACGCGGCGCGCAGCAGCATAGTTATTTTGCTGTCGCGGTCGTTGTCCGTAATATCAAGATAAACTTTGCAATCAGTAAGTAACGACATTTCTTAACCTCCAAAAAGTCGAATGAGAAAGAAAAAGACGGCTCACGCCTTCTTTTTTCTTCCCGGTTTCTTTGCCGGTTCTTCGTCCGGTGTTACTTCCGGATCTTCCGCGGGTTCCATTAGGTTTTCGTCAAAGTCTTTCGCTTCGACTTCGATAACGTCGCCCTTTTTATAAAGTCCGGTCGCTGTGAAAATTGGTGCTTTTAAAATCGCTTTCATTTTCCGCCCTCCGCCAATGCTTCAAAGTATTGCTGCGTAAAAACCGTATGACCTACGTGACCAAGTTTTAAATTGCAATCGAGCATGATTTTATAGCCCAGCTGACGCGCACGCCAGCAAAAGGCCAGGTCTTCGCCGACTTTAGCAATTGGCCCGAAAAAGTCGCCGTATTCCGCCGCCATTTCGAGAAGCATTTCGGTCTTCATAAGGACACAACCAAAACCCACGCCCGCGACTTCATGCAAGCCGGTAAGCTCGCCTTTGTAGTCGGTCCATGTTGCTTTTTCGCCGTCAATCTCCAATGAATCAAAAGCAACGGGGCTAAACGGCGCACAGCGCCGGAAATAAAGCCCGCTGATAAAGTCCGCGCCGGTCTCTTCCATCTCTTTAAGTAAGTATGTAAGCGTTTCCGGCGGAAATACCATGTCAGAATCGAGCCATAGAATAAAATCGCATTCAAGCTTCAAAGCTTGTTTTGCAAGATCATTACGGCTGTTATAAATTAGGCTTCCGATAACAAAAGAAACAAGGCATTTACCTTGCTTCTCAAGCATGGCCAGGGCCTGCGCAAATTGTGCGGCAACCTGGTCCATGCATGGTACGGCTATAAGTATTTTGGGCGTGTCATTCATGGTTTAGTGTCCTTTCTTTAACCTTCTCACTCTTCCGGCTTCGCGATCTTAACAAAGCAGTTCGGTCCGACGATACCCACGCCAACCATCTGGCGGCCAATGATTCTTACAAGGTCGTTTGTTGCGAGCGTTGTTTCGTCGTACTTGATTGTTACATCGTCGCCGTTCGGTGTGGTCAGCAGGGCGCCTTCTCCGAAGTCTCCGACATATGCGAATGTAACGCCGGAAGTAGCGGCGCTAAATGATGCGATAGAGTTGTCAAACTCGACCTGCAGGCCCTCGAAAGGATCGTAGCCGTAATTGCCGGCAGCCTGTACAGCCTTGAAAGCGCTCCATGTCTGTTTATTCATAACGATAATGGGGTTGCTTGCCTGGTCGGAAAGCTGACCCAGCGCGCTGGCGATTGTACCGAGTGCGATGGACGCAGTAGAAACAACCGGAACACCTACGCATGTTGTGCCGACATTAGTCGAAACGGTGCCGCATGCCTCAATAGCTGCGATAATGAGCGCCTGAATCTTCTTTGCAATCTGGTATGTGATTTCGTCGTACACATAGCGCAAAAACTCTTCGCCGCGCATGTCTACGATTTCATCGCTAAGATTTAAAAATTTCTTTACGCTCTGCGGCACGATCATAAGAACGCCAAGGATAAGCGATTCTTCGGAAATCGGGTCGCCGCCCTCTGTGTGTACTACTGCGCCTGTTGCGGAAATCTCAAAAGAGACTTTGAGATTGCCCTTAACTGCCAGACGACGCACACGGGACACGATGCCGTTACGCTGCCATGCGTTCTTTACAATGTCATAGACAACAGCCGGGACCGGTACAGTTCCGCTTGCTGCGTTTTCAGACAGAAGAGCGCGGCACTCTGTAAATTTGTCGTCGCCTTTTCTGATTGCGTTTGCGTAAGCGTCTACGTACTCGGAACGCTTGCAAATTTCGTTTACATCCATTTTTCTTTCCTCCTCTTTGTTCAGGTCAATTTCTGCCACGGTGTCCGCCTTCACGGATCCGTTTGCGATTGCGTTGCGGATCTCCTGGCGCTTTGCCTCTTCCGCTGCAATCTCTGCTTTTCTTGCTTCCAGGGCATCAACTTCAGCTTTGAGGGCGTCAAGGTCTGCGCCTTCGGTCTTCAGCTCTTCAGCGATGGCGGCAAGGCGTGTGTTGATTTCTTCAATGTTCATTTGTCTGCCTCCTGTAATAGTTTTACGCGAAGCGCTAAGCGCTCGCGCTGTATTTTCTTTTCGCGTCTTGCTTCCAACTCCTGGCGCACTTCCTCGATATCTCCGTCAAGGGATGCGGAACGCGTTAAAGACTGTATAGAAGTATTCGGGTTTGCCGGAATCGATACGGCACTAACATCATATAAACGTTTCACGGCTGTAATAGTCTGGATAACTGTTGCGCTTCCGTCTTCCGCTTCGATAATCTCGCGCTTTTTGTCGCGGATCGTGAAGCCGAAAGACATTTGATTTGTATATCCGCCCCGGATCTCCTCATACAACTGCCTGCCGATTTCCGTGCCGGAAAGATCCGCAATAACCTTTAGGCCGGTGCTGTCGCTCTCAAGCTTCATTGTTCCGTTACTCAAGCGGGCAAAAACGCGGCCATGGTGGTCGTACTGCATAATGACGTCCGACATATCGCAGCCGTCAAAGGCGTGCGGGTCCACCTGTTCAATGAAACGCATGCCCGGCTCACTCCAAAGCTCATACTGCTGGTTGTATGTGGTCGCGTAGCCTTCCACAATAAAATTGCTGTTTTCTTCTTCCGAAGCTCTAACAGCAATTGACATAATTCGGTATTCTCTTTCTTCGGGTTTAAACGGCATTCTCTTGGCCTCCTTCTTTTTCTTCTTCCGTGGCCGGCAGTTCGTCGGCCTTGCTGTAATAATATTCGCCCCTGTGTGGGAAAACGTTTCCTTTTCCATCAGGCAGCGGCGGCAGATTCCAAATTTCGCGGATTTCGTCTATTGTCATGTATCCGCGATCCGCTGCGCTTTCACTTACGGCCCGCTTATCTCCGTTGCTCATAAACTGCAGGCGGTTCGCTGTCGCGTAAATAAAATTGCCTGTATTGATTTCTCTTTGTGTGTATACACAGTTCGAAATACCTTCAGAAAACTGAATGGCAAAGCCTTCCGTAGCGCCTTCATAAAATGCGCTGTATTCGTCCGGCGTGGCCATATTCTGCAGGATCTTTTCATTTACGCCGAAATAATCGAAGACATTCGTCCGGATTAGTTCAAGCTCTTTTGTGTCGACAGTAAAAGGCGTGCTTTGCACTTGCTTAATGTCGGTCATGCTGGCCGGGAACAACAACATTCCGCCGTTGTCGTCGCCGTGGAAATTGTTTTCGACAAAGCGTTTCTTAGCTGCTTTCAAATCGGAATCTTTCGAAAGGTTATTCGAGCGCGCGATAAAACGGAAAGTGGCCGCCTGCGTCACGGCTTCCCGGATGGCTTTGTTGTTTAGGTCAATCAAAGACATTGTGTTATTCATGCAGCTGTTTGAGCTGCCGAAAAAGTCGTCGCGGTATTGGTGTTTAGTAAGCAAAAAGCATTTTGCCATCTCAACGGCAGCCGTGCGGCCGCGTCCGAAATCATATTTCAAGTACGGTACGCCGTTATAGTCTTTTACTTCGCACTTGTCCGGGCAAATTGGAATATATCCGCGCGTTGTCCCGAATTTATCCAGTTCCGGGACAAAGATGCAGTTGTTATTCATGTCAAGGATGGTTGAAGCCCTGTAGAAAAACTGGTAGAACGTTTGAATACTGTTAGGGCGAACGCCGAAAGCCGTGCGGAATGTCGGCGCCGCCTGGCCCGTGATTGTTATTTTCAGTTTAGCGGCAGCTCTTGCCCTGGCATCGATCGCCGCGCGCACTAGCTCCGATTCGTATAAACGGCCGTCCCAGGAAGTGAACGCCGGGCGGTAAAGTGTCAGGCCGGTATATGTCGTATCTATTTCGTGCGCTGCCTGCGCCTCTTTTTTTGAAAACAATTTTTCAAAAAGTCCCATTTCGTTTACTCCTCATTCTCCAATTGCTCGCCTATTTCGTCGTAATATTTCGACCGGACGGCAAGCGCGTCCAGGATCGATGCAACGCCGTCGATATGGCCGCGCTGCTGGATCTTACATATCTTAAAGCGGCGGCTATCTCCGTCACTATATAAAGCCGTGTCAAGAAAGTGCGCTTTCAGCAAATCGTTATCGCCTAGCAACATTTTCTTATCTTTAAGTTCGCCCTCACACTCGAAAATCATGTTACTGAGGTTGAAGCCCTGGAAAACGTCGTCGGTATGGTAGCCGTTAGCCTTTAGCGTTTTCACAAGATATTGACTTGAAAAACGGTCATATCCGATTTTTAACGGTAATATCTCGTACTCGTTTACAAGCATGTCCACCCATGCCGCCACGTCTTCGTAATCAATAAAGCTTTCGCCGGAAAGCTTCACAAGCCCGCGGGCGATATATTCCCGGTATGGCAAGCCGTCGCGCACGGTTGCTTTTTCGATCGCGTTCGCCGGTATCCAAAACTGCGTGTATACGTAATCAATGCCTTTTTTCCTTACGATAATTGACGCCGCCGTTAAGTCGACAGACTGCGACAGGTCGACGCCAAGAACGCAATAAGAATCTCTTAACATGTCGAGCGTTATTTCTTCAGATCCGGCGCCCCGGACCACTTCCGCCGACAGCCAGGCCGATGCGCTATTCTGTTTCACATTGCAATACTTACAAAGAAATTCTGTTTTCTTCGATAGCGATTGCTCTGCTATTGCGATTTCTTCGAGCATATAATCTATGCTTACCGATACGGAAAGATTAGGACACGACTTTTTTAATTCGTTGATGTCGTTCCATTTCTCCGGATCGTCGACAATATAAAAAACCGGTAAGAACCGGCTTTCCTTGCTGTCTCCCAGTAGGACACGCGTGCCGCGTGCTATTAGTTCATCGTATACGCCTTCATTTTCATATCCGGCCGTTGTGATTGAAAGCAAAAGCGGCTGACGCCTGGCACCAAATGACGACTTGATAACCTCATACATCTTTTTCCCGCGATCGCCCGGCCAGCTCGCAATTTCATCCGCAATACATGCCGATATGTTGAAGCCGTCCGACTTTTTCGCCTGCATGGCCAGCGTGCTGGCGCTGCTGTTTGTGCTTTCTATATAAATATCTGTGCGTCGTTTCTTACAAAGTCCGGATAACTCCGGCTCTTTGCTGATCATCTGAAAGAATGCATTATAACAAAGGCTTGCTTGCTGAAGCTTCGGCGCAGCAAAGTAAATACGCGCGCCGTACTCTCCGTCAAGAAATGCCAAGTATGCAGCCACGGCGGCCGCAAAAAGTGTCTTGCCGTTCTTCCTGGCAATAATCAAGCAGACTTCGCGAAACTGTCTTGCGCCGGATTTGTCGACGATTCCGAAAATCACGGCGGTCAATGCTTTTTGCCATAGTTCCAGCTTTATCAGCTGCGGCGCTAGTGCGCCCTCGTGATGCCTGCAAAAGTTTTCTATGAATCCAATTGCGCGGGCGGCCTTCCTGGCATCATAGAAATATATCTTGCTTTCGATTCCCTTAACTATCATCGAATAGAGTAAGCGCACCCAGCGCCCGACGATCTCGGACCCGTCCACCATTCTTTGATAGTATGCAAGAATAGGATTATCCATTTTCCTTCATAAATTCGGCAAGCCTGGAAGTTTTCACTTCCGCCGGGACCATGGCCGCCAGGTCCCGCAAAGTCGCCTGGTAATTTTTGTACATTGCGTTATATGCCGAGATCGCAGCCGACTGTTTCACGCCGCTTTGCTTCTCGCCGTTCTGGTAAATCTCCGTGCAGCCGTTCTCGTTGATTTCTTTTTCGAGATCCTCAAGCGTGACTTTCTGAAATGCCGCGCGATCGATAAGCCGCTGCGCCAAAAAAAGTTTATTGGCCGGTAGCTCCTTGTAAAACTTTTTAAGTTTCGAGACTTCCGCGCGAATCCGCTTTTGTTTTGCTTCTTCGGCGCGGATCGGCATAAAGTCGTTTAAATTCAGTTCCATTTTGCAAAAACACCACCCATACAAGCCCGCGCCCGGTCTTTTGAAGGGTGGGCGCCGGTCAAGAAGGGCGGCAAAAATTTTTCAAAAGATGGGGGGCTGTTCAAAAAATTAACTTCCCGTTTATTACTCTGTACCGTTTTGCCTGTTTGCTTTTGCCAAAATGCTCCGCATTGTGGCATTTTTGACAAAGTGCTTCGAGATTTTCAAAGTTTAGCGAAACGCTCGCATCCCTATAGTTGTCTTCGTTTAGATAGATTTTATGGTGTACAATATCCGCCGGTATCAAAAGCCCCGTTGCTTTGCATCGTTCGCAGAATCCGCCGCAATACTTCAGATAGTTTGCGCGGCATTGGATCCAGTCCGCTTGCTTGTAGAAATTATTCTGTAAACTCTTCATATGCAAAAGGAAACGCCGGCAGCTGGCCGGCGCGGTTAAAGGACACCTTGAAGTTACTTAAATAACTCCGAATACACTCTAACATAGGCGTAAAGTTTGATTCAATTGGTTTTTGTTGGGAAATTATAAAGTTTCGTTTTTCACGCCGTCAATATAAATATAATCAACGGTTTCGCCCTTAAAGAATGCGACCCGCCTCAAGCCTTTTTTGAAAATTATATCGCCGCGCACATTAACTTTATAATTCGCAGCTTCGATCTTAACAACAGACGTTTCAAAGATTTTCCCACTCATTCTAACTATATAAGTCAATCCTGTTCGCCTTCTTTCCTTCTCAGATCCGCGCCGCAACTCGGACACTTGTCAAGTTCTCCTTTTACATAGCAGTCCGTATCAAAGTATTCCAAACACTCGGGACACCTCACTTCGCTAATAATCCACTTGCCCCACTCTCCGCGCGGTCTTTCAAACTGCTTTTTAGCATCTTCGTAACCACGGCTATACGCCTGTTCTTCAATGATTATTTTTTCAGCAAAATACAAGTCCTGTTCTTCTCTAGTCACTTCTCGCCACCTTCTTTCTTAAAAGTACACCCATAACAATCAAACTCTTGGCAATTATTACAAGGATTATACGATTCTTTGTTTTTTTCTTTTAACCCGTCTTTGTAACCATCTTTATAACCATCGTCATACCCTTTGATCCAATCAATGGCACTCATTCCGTTTCACCTTCTTTCTGCATCCTTGCGCCGCAATGCGGACAGTAATCAGCTTCATAAATTAACGGATAAGCACCATAAGAAAATCTGTATTTACAAGCTGTGCAAAAATTATAGCCGCCGCCCTTATATTCTTTATCTTCCCGTTGCAGCCATTTCCCGCGCGGCTCGGTGTCTTCCGCGCAAAGCTTTATAAAGTCCGGCTTTGAAAGTTCCTGGATCTTGTCCGCCAGGTAAACAAAATCAAGTGTTTGAACCGGCCGGCCGATAAGCTTCGAAACATAATCATATAGCAAATCTAACTTTTCGCCCTGCAGCATCGTCACTCCTGTATAAGCTGTTACGATTGTCTTTTCTTTGTCTGTCATTCCGCTTCACCTTCTTTCTCTTTGAACATATCAAAATCGCCAATAATGCATCGTCCATCGTCACTAAATATCCATTCTTTAGTCGCGTGTTTGCATAGGGAACACCTTAATTTATTATTTATTACTTCACACGTATCGCAAATTTCAGATTTTGGCTTTGCACTCATTCCGCATCACCTTCTTTTTTGGTCGCATATCAGCACCACACGAATAGCAAAAATTAGATACATATAGTCTATTAAGATTTTCAATGGCGTCACAATTTGAACAGTGAATTATCGTAGAGTGAGGTTCGGTTTTCCACTCTCCGTGCGGTCTGTCCTCGATGAAGCGTTTATCATAAAAGCCTCTTGTTTCATCGGTAATGGTAATGGCTATCACGTTGCCACTCTCTGTTTCATATCCTGTTATCTTCACTCCGTTTCATACTCCTTTCTTTCTACTGAATCGACCGAAATCCTGATAAGCCGAATAAACCGCTTTGTTATCTGAGTATAATGTGTATGCAGTCACTTCTTTTTGGCCAAGATCTATGCCATATTTTGTTCCACAGTATTCACAATACCAAGAACTTTCGCTTTGTACTAAACTTGCTCCGCAATTCTCACATTTGTAGAGTACCGGTTTATTTTGATGGATTTCAGTTGTCTTAGGTCTTTTTGTTGGTCGTGGTATATTACAACCCATATAAATCACTCCAATCCCTGATCATCCATAGCGTGTTGATATCCTGAGTTCCATCCATCACTGTATGCTTTGGCAACCAAATCATCAACATTACGGTTGACTTTGTTCCAGTCTCTTATCCCATGGTAGAGGGTTTCAGAACAAACAGTAATATCCACGCCTGTTTCTCTCTTGTCACGAAAATGTTTATTACAGCAATACGGGCAGCAGATAATAAAAACATGACCACCATCATAAAAAATTTTCTCAAGGATTTGCGGTTTTCTGCCGCAAATTATACAGTTTGCTGCTGATCCCTTCCCGCGTACAGTTTCATATCGCGCATAGTTCCCACTTTCGATCATTCAGTCCCACCTTCTTCCTATCGCTAATCTTAATTTTCCGCAAATGGAACATTCCTCAAGAAAACAACTATAAATTCCGAGTTTAATTCGTGTAGGAACCGACGGCATATCCCATAAATGCAAATGAGGTTTTTTATTTCGCTTCACCTTTCTCCAACCTTTCAACTTCGTACATTATATTTGTGAATGTCTCGGCGAAATGTCGGCCCAGGTCGTGGAAACATCCGCCGCCGGTGTAATAAGTATTTCCGCCCGCGGGCTTTCCGGATCGTGTATAACTCTGCTGCCGTCCATGCTGGACACGATGTCCGCGCAGTCGTCGGCGATAATTCCGCCTGTTGTCAAAATATCCAGCGTGCTTTCCAAAAGGTTCACCAGATCCACGCGCCGCCTTGTGAGTGTGTGATAATGCACGGCGACATTTATCGGCTGCCGCAACGGCTTCCCGTGCTTTTTAAACATGCATATTTGCTTGTGTATTTCATAAAGGCATTTCGCTTCGTATGCCTTATAGTTTGCCGACGGCGCAATATATGGCGCGCCTGTTTTATGATTGCGCATTATCCTTTGACTGTTCTTTTTCGTGACCGGATCGCCCTTAAATATGATTCTCAGGCGGTCCCCGCTTTCAAGTCTCCAATTCTGTTCAGAATCAATATACATTTCCGCCCTCACGCGATTGTAAAGTTGATATGCTCGTATATATGGTCTAGCGCCCGCATGTGCAATTCCTGGCAATAATTAACAGAAAAGTTCATGCGCTTTGCTATCTGCTCCCATGGTAAGAAACACAAATATCGATATATCAGTATTGTCTTTTCCTTCACTTCTGTAAGCTCGTTAATTACGCGCGCCGTTTCCAGATCCGATGCAAAGATAGTCTTTTCTTTCTGCTGGATAATATTTGCAAATTCAACAATGGCAAGTATTTCGTTCTCGATCGCTTTCGGGTTCGGCTGCTTTTGCACTTTTACTTCTTCCGCCCGGCTCGTGAGGTTTCCGGCGCCGGCTCGCATTTCCCGCAATTTCATTTTCAGCGCCCGCACTTCTTCGTAAGCGTTGAAATTTCTGTTCAGCCAGTCTTTTGCGGCTGCCTGCTTGTCTGTCATGCTTCGACCTCCCTCCACATTATCGGCACGAAAACGTTATACTCAAGCAATCCATAAAGGCAAAGCCTGCAACCAATTTCCGCCGGGCGGCCGTCGTATTGTCCTTTGAAAACGCAATCAATATTAACCTGCACACTCCAACAATCGCTATCAGCATCAAGAGTTGAAACGCCCTTGATAAATGTTTTTCCCGGTTCAACCTTTTTCCAGTCGTTCAAGCGTTCATCTTTCGCCACCTTATAGCGCTTTATATATGCGCTGCCGTTCTCGCAGTATTTGCCTAGTGGTTCGTCATAGCTGCAGCACCCGGCGCTATCAAAAACGCATGTATCACAAGGAAAATCGCTTTCGCGCTGTTCTGCTAAGTATTCCCATATGCTAATCTGTTCTAACATCTTTCGCCGTCTCCTCTAGCTCATAGTATCGGCGCTTTGCCGTGTCGCGTTCGATGTTGTCCAGGATCGCCAGAACAACCGCATCCGGGTCCGTGCAATCTGTGAGGCGAACGCGGCGCAGTTCCGTCCGCAAAACTTCGCTATCAATTAACATTCCTATTCCTCCCCGTTTTCAACCAATACCGCAAATATGTAACCGGCGAAAGCCAGCAGCAACAAAAATACAATCATGTTCGTTTCTCCTCAGATCTGATAAGGCATGTCCGGCGGAATCTCCGGCGGCGGAACATACTGCGGCATATACTGCGGCGGCATGGCCTGCGTGTTGCACTGGGCCGGTGGCCACGTGTACGGCTGCGGCGGCGGCATGCAATGCGCCGGTGCGCCGGATGGCTGCCAGTTCTGCGCAGCCTGCTGGGCCTGTTGCGGAACCTGTGCCGGCTGTTGCTTTGCCTGGCCTTTTACCTGCGGGCTTGTAATGAAATGGTATTTCGTTACATAGCATTCAATCTTCTTTACCGTCTGGCCTTCTTTCTGGTATTCGCTCGACTGCATCGGACCCGTTACGGCGATAGTGTCGCCCTTTTCTATGTACTTCTCGAAATATTCGCCCGACTTTCCAATAATGCAGCAGTTAATAAAGTCGGTTTTCTGTTCGGTTTCGCCCTTGGCTTTATCTCTTGGAACGGCAAGGGAAAAGTTAATATATAGTGTTCCGGTGCCGGTCCTGTTGATGGACACGGATGCCACGCGGCCAACTGCCGCCCAATTGTTAAGCATGTTCTTTCCCTCCGCCCCGTATCAGATCCGCAACGTTATAATCGCGCGGGCGCTTTTCTAATTGGCAAAAGTGCTGGTCATTCTCATGGATGCAAAAAGGACAATATAAGCAACCGTTTTGCATGCAGAATTGATACAAGTCCCTTGCTGCCTTCCTGGCACGCTCCGGGCTGATTAAGTTAGAAAACTGCATGGCTATCCCTCCATTGCTGCCAGATCCGCAAGCGGATCGGATACGACAATTTCGCCGCTGCTGATCTGGTA